GAGTTTGAAACACCAATTGATACCACAACAGCAGGTGACAAGCCAGGTAAAGTTGTCGTGACGTACCCAGATGGTTCAACAGATACTGTTGATGTGACTGTTAAAGTCGTAGATCCAAGTACAGACGCTGATAAGAACGAACCTAAGGCTAAAGACCAAACAGTTAACATTGGGGAAACACCTAAGGCAGAAGATTCAATTGAAAACTTGAAAGATTTACCAGATGGAACTAAAGTAGAGTTTGAAACACCAATTGATACCACAACAGCAGGTGACAAGCCAGGTAAAGTTGTCGTGACGTACCCAGATGGTTCAACAGATACTGTTGATGTGACTGTTAAAGTCGTAGATCCAAGTACAGACGCTGATAAGAACGAACCTAAGGCTAAAGACCAAACAGTTAACATTGGGGAAACACCTAAGGCAGAAGATTCAATTGAAAACTTGAAAGATTTACCAGATGGAACTAAAGTAGAGTTTGAAACACCAATTGATACCACAACAGCAGGTGACAAGCCAGGTAAAGTTGTCGTGACGTACCCAGATGGTTCAACAGATACTGTTGATGTGACTGTTAAAGTCGTAGATCCAAGTACAGACGCTGATAAGAACGAACCTAAGGCTAAAGACCAAACAGTTAACATTGGGGAAACACCTAAGGCAGAAGATTCAATTGAAAACTTGAAAGATTTACCAGATGGAACTAAAGTAGAGTTTGAAACACCAATTGATACCACAACAGCAGGTGACAAGCCAGGTAAAGTTGTCGTGACGTACCCAGATGGTTCAACAGATACTGTTGATGTGACTGTTAAAGTCGTAGATCCAAGTACAGACGCTGATAAGAACGAACCTAAGGCTAAAGACCAAACACAAGCTTTATCAAGTATCGCAAATAATAAAGATAGAGGAAATAAATTGCCTACAACAGGTGAGGATGAGAACCCATTCTTTAACATTGCTGCTTTGACAATTATAGCTTCAGTTGGTTTACTATCTATTTTAAAGAAAAAAGAGGATTAATCGTTTGACCTAAAATGTCATTAAACTTTTCGCCATTTATTGGTGTGAGCACTTTAACAAAGTTATCTCTCTCTCCAACTTAATTAACTAAAGTGTTTCAATTTTTCGAGATTAATTCTTGAAAAAGTCTATCGAGATTATGAATCTCGATAGATTTTTGATTTTGTATGTTAAACAATAAAGGGTAAGTATTCTAGAAATATTTGGTAAGCATCTAATAAGTTTAAAATATAGCAAATATTTAAAAGAATTGTTTTTATAATCTTCGTCGCGTATAATGGCACGTAGAAAGTTAATTTTGGAGGTAATTTAATGTCAGTTCAAAGTGTGCTTGAGTCCTTGATAATGATTAAAGAGTGGCAAGAGGAAACTTACAAATATTTTCATAGCCATCCCGAATTATCAATGCAAGAGAAAAATACTAGTCAATTTATTTATAAAACCTTGCTGTCTTATGGTTACCAAACTCTACGAATTGGAGGAGGCGTTGTTGGTATTTTAGAAAATGGAGATGGTCCTAAAGTACTATTTAGGGCGGATATGGATGCTCTGCCTGTAAAAGAAGAAACAGGATTGGAATATGCTTCTAAAGTAGTCATGAAAGACTTAGATGGTAAGACAGTACCTGTGATGCATGCCTGTGGTCATGATGTTCATATTGTAGCTGGCTTAGGGGCAGCTTGGGCTTTGGCTAATCATTTATCGGAGTGGCAAGGAACTTATATTGCTTTGTTTCAACCAGGTGAAGAAATAGCTGCAGGGGCTAAATCTATGATAAAAGATGGACTTTTTGAAAAGATACCTCATCCAGACTTAGCTTTATCACAACATGTTTTAACTGAACCCATTTCAGGTAAAGTAGGTACGCTAGCAGGGCCCTTTTTATCGAGTGCCACTTCATTAAAGATTACTGTGTATGGAAAAGGTGCTCATAGTTCAATGCCACATTTAAGTATTGATCCTATTATTATAGCATGTGATATTGTAATAAAACTACAAACAATAGTTTCAAGAGAAGTAAATCTATTTAAATTTGCTGTTGTATCTGTTGGTTCTTTTCAATCTGGTTTTAAAGCGAATATTATTCCTGACAAAGCAATATTATTATTGAATATTAGAGCTTACGATGAACAGATTCAAAAACAAGTAATTGATAGTATTAAACGTATTGTTAAATCAGAATGTGAAGTAGGTGGTTGCATAATTGACCCCAAAGTAGAAACTTACGATGAGTATCCCCTAACAGATAATGACCCCCAGATAACCAAGGAAGTCACGGAAGCATTTCAGAAATATTTAGGTGAGGATAGATAGGGTTTCTGCCTACCATCCAATGACTGCTTCGGAAGATTTTTCATATATTCCTAGAGCATTGGGAATCCCTTATCTTTATTGGGGATTCGGAGGTTTCACGAAAGAACAAGAGATTTATTCAAACCATAATTCTAAGTTTGCACCAGCTATTCAACCGACCTTAACAACTGGTACTGAAGCTGCAGTTGTGGCTATTTTACGGTATCTTGGCAAATAGAGAATAATTACATATTAAGTAAAAGCAAGGTATACTAAAATCTCCAAAGTCTGAATTGGCTTTGACAGTCTTTTGGATAAGTAAGTACTCGATAACAAGATATATATTCTTTCCTCTATTTCTCCATCATATTATAAGTAATAACATAAATAGAGCTTGCTCTAATGATCAAACAATCATTAAAAGCGTTTACAAAAAATGGTATAATACTCTTACTACATTCAAGTGAGGTTCAGTCATGTTCGATAAATATATTTTTGATACCTACTATGAGCAAATAGTCAAAACTGTTAAAGGATTTATTTTTAATAATAAAGATAATACTGATTTGTCTACATACATGGTGCCAGAACCGAATGGTTTTATTGAGTTTGATAATTTTGAGTTATATAAGATAAACTATGAAATTATTAATAATTGCGAATTAAATCTTGAAATCATTGTAATTGCTAATGTAATTGTTCGGCAGTATATCAAAGGTGAGATGGAGATTGATACTAAAACTAAGTTTGTGTCTGTATATGCTGAAGTAGAACTTGATTCTGGTATCAAAAACTTTCGAATTTACAATACAGAATTTAAATCAGATCAGTACAAAAAGTCCCGAAACTTAAAATTGAGTAAAGACTGGGTTCCATATATAAGGAAGAAGGACTTTGATGCTATTGCTGAAAAATTCTTAAGGAAGTACTATCCTCAAGCCCTGACTCAACCAACCCCTGTTCCAGTTGAGACAATAGTTTCTGAAATGGGACTGTCTATCCATCAAGAGAAACTAACTATAGATAATTCAGTTTTCGGGAAAATGGTTTTTAAAGATACTGATGTTGAGGTCATAGAGGATGAGCAGTTAGTTTCTGAGCATTTTAACAAAGGGAGTATCCTTGTAGATAAGGATGTTGTTTTCAAACGGAATGTAGGTTCGTATAACAATACGGTCATCCATGAATGTGTTCACTGGGAACTCCATAAAGTATTTCACGAAGTCAAGATGGTACTTGATAAAGACCACTCACAAGTTAGTAGCTGGACAGAAGAAAATTTAGCTGATTCTAGTATGTGGACGTCGCTTGACTGGATGGAGTGGCAAGCTAATGGAATTGCTCCCCGAATTCTTATGCCCAAAGTCCAAACTAGAATAAAGATTAGGGAGCTATTTCAAACTTTGACATTGGTTAATCCTGATATAAGTCGTTCTGAATTAGTGCAAGAAGTGGTAGACAACTTAGCTACTTTCTTTGAGGTATCTAGACAGGCTGCTAAAATTAGAATGATTGATTTAGGATTTAAGGAAGCAAATGGTGTATATAATTATCTTGATGATAGATATATGCATAACTTTGCTTTTGAACTTGAAGCATTTGATAAAGGAAGTAGTTATACTATTACTTCAAATGACTTGTGTTTTGAGTATTGTTTTAACGAGAGTTTTAGACAGATTATTGATAGAAATAAGTTTATTTACGTTGATAACCATCTTTGTTTAAAGGATAAGAAATTTATTTATATGACAAAAGATGGGCCAATTATGACTGACTATGCTTACGAGCACATGGATGAATGTTGTCTAATCTTTAAAGTAAAGTCTAAAAATTTCACCTCGATTTCTAATGAGACATACTATGATTATGTACTGAATAGAGGCGTAACAAAGGAAAGTGAGATTAAGGCTGACTTTGTAGATATTCTCCAGAATCCAAGTTTGATGGATCAGCTCCCTCCACTGGATATGATGAAACTCGGGAAAAAAATCTCTGAATTATTGAAAGAACTACCTTTTGAATTTTCTGGGACATTACGTAGTCATAGAAAGCGAAAAAATTGCACACAACCATTTTTGGCTAAGCTAGTCGGAATTACAGAACGAACGTTGAGAGATTATGAAACACTAGAAGATAATTTACCAAGGCTTGAGTTAACATTGTCATTTTGTTTTGCTTTAAAATTAAGACCTGAACTTAGTGACGATATGATAAAGAAAGCAGGTCATCAACTTACAATTTCTCCACCACACCAAGTATATAAAATGTTGCTATCAACAAGTTACTATAAACCCTTGGGTGAAATAAATTCAATATTACAAGCTGCAGAAATGAAAACCTTATAAACCATCACAAATTTGTGATGGTTTATTTTTTTGGTTTCAAAAAGCGGAAAGTCAGCTTCCGGTTTTGAGATTGAATTAGTATGATTTTACTACATAAAAATTCCAAAAATCTGTTGCCAAGGGCGTTTTAAGGCGGAAGTTTGGACTACCTGTTTTTGATAGAAGTAAAACTATATACTGAGAGAGTAAAGATTAATCCTACAAGTTATCGTCTCTTTAAAAATACTTTGTAATGGGGAATATTCCTACATTATTGGCTTTAACTGTGTTTTTAGGGAAAGCAGCTCAACTTATAAAGCCAGTTGACCATGATTAAGCAAAGGAATTGCTGATGTGGTCAAATACACAACTGAATATTGGTTTGTCATACTCTTTTTCTTTGCTTGCCAAAGAAACGGAGTCAAAAGCATGCCAATCAATGTCAACTTTTTCAACTACTGTCAAACTCAATCTTCATCAACTGGTGTGGAGCCATCAAAGGGTGAAGTACTAGCGCCAATGTTCGTTCAGGACTATTATATGTCCTCAGAATATTCAGGACTGATTCGTGGTACATTTCGACAATGCCGTATTATGAGTATTCCCATTCTAACAGCCTTTGTCCCTGTGGCAGAAGAGGAGTATGAACAAATGGTTTGGTGGTATAACAACTCAGTCAATGATTATCTCAAGGATTTTCGTAAACCTAAAAAGAATACTTTAGAGGTCTCCTCCTGGGAAGTCTTCACTGAAAAGCAGGATTTAGCAATTGCTGATGAAGGTATTGAACTATATCTAGTAATGGATCAACTGGACTTCTTGAAAGCTAAACTCGCAGCAACCAATTTCCAAGCACCAGAAATTTTAGATATGCTTTTTGAAGGTTATGAGAATAAAGAAATCTTCGAGTACCTAGGTGTTAAGAAATCTGCAGGCTATAAGAAAGTCAATAATGCCCAGAAAGAAGGGCTGAAACTTTACAAAGAACTCAACAAATAAAACCAAATCGCCATCTCAACTGAGGTGGCGATTTTTTGTCAGTCTTTTTGATAGAAGAGACACTCGTATCCATCAGCTCTGAGGTTAATATCAGGCATCCAGTATGGTGCTTTTCCCATCAAAGTTGCGATTTGCTCAAGATTTTGGCTCTGGTCACACTCAATGATGATTTCATCATGCACATGTCCTACAATTCTGAAGTCTTTCAGTTGTTTCATAGAGTAAGCGAGTATGTCTCGACTTATAGCTTGAATAATATTCTCGACAAATTTTGGACCATAGCTTTCAAGTCTCTCCCAACGTTTAGCAGTTCCTGTACCTTCGTAGGTGACGGACTCTCCACCAAATTGGTTTTCTCCCATTTTAGGTTTGACATAGGCGAGTTTGCGTCCAGAAGGAAGAGTAATAAATAACATCCCTTTTCTTACTTTGAATTGAATACCATGGGTTTCAGTTTGCTTTTGGTATTTTATTGCAGTCTTTACAGCTTTATCAACATCCCACCAAAAGAGTACGATGTTTGGGTTGGCTTGTCTCCACGAGTCCACAAGAGGCTGCAGCTCCTGTTCATCAAGCCCCATGTCAATAGCCCCCATGGCTTTAAGTGCCCCGACTGCTCCGCCATAGCCACAGGCCAACTCTGCAATTTTCCCTTTCTGACGCAAGTCTGCGTTACGTCCATGTTTCTCAACAGGCACTCCAAACATCTGGCTAGCTGACATACAGTAGATGTCCTTGCCTTGTTCAAAGACCATGCTTCGCCATTTTTCGCCAGCTAGGTGAGATAATACTCGCGCTTCTATGGCAGAAAAGTCACAGACGATAAACTTTTTCCCATCACTAGGTACAAAAGCAGTACGGATGAGTTGAGATAGGGTATCTTGCGTACCATAGAGGAGATCAGTTGCCTCTAAGTCACCAGTTTTGAAGAGGTCTCTAGCCTCTTTAAGGTCAGGAAGATGGTTCTGTGGGAGGTTCTGAAGTTGTACCAATCGCCCAGCCCAACGACCCGTTCGATTTGCTCCGTAGAATTGGAACATCCCTCTAGCTCGACCATCCAAACAAACACAGTTCACCATAGCTTGGTATTTAGAAACGCTAGATTTAGCCGCCTGTTGTCTTAACTTTAGGACTTTAGTTGTCTTTGCATCGACTACCTTTAATAGCTCTTTGACAGCTTTCTTATCAAGAGAATTAGTCGTTACTCCGTGTTCTCGTAGCCAGCCAATCATTTGAAGAACAGAGTTGGGATTTTCAAGCCCAGTAAGTTCTTTAAGTTCCTCTTGAATTTTAGATTTGCTTTCCTCGTCAATGGTAATAGCTGCTTTGACAAAGTCTACATCAATACCAATCCCACTATCATTGATATTTTGGTCTTGATGATACTCTTCCCAAAGAAAGTCAGGAACAGGGTGGTTACGGAGTTTATTTTTGATGGCTAACTCAACCTCAACGTCACGCTTGTTGTAGTTGATAAAGGCTGCCCACTTATCAGGTGCGTGATGAGGGAAGTTTCGTTTTCGTCCACCATTAATTTTGGTAGGTTTGTAGGGCAGGCAGAAGTAACGAATCACATCCCCGCCTTCTTTTAACTTCTGTTCTTTGAGTTTTAGAACTGTTCCGACTCCTTCAAGGGAGAGTGGAAGTCCAAGATATGCTGACCAAACTATGCTACAACGCCATGAGTTTGGAGACAGAAAGCCCTCGGACAATAATTTTGGATGATGTTTCTTTAGCCAGTTAGACAGACAGATGCGTTCAAATGAGGCATTAAAAGCCCACTTAATAATGGAGTCATTCACCAATGCTTGTAGGATTTGATCAGGAAGATTTTCTTTAGTTAGGTCATAAACTGTTACTGGACCATTGTCAACAGAGACTGCTAAGAGAAGGATTTCAAAAGAATCATCTTCTGCGTAGCTATAAACACCAGACTTTCTCAAATCTACCTCACAGTAGGTCTCTAAGTCGATGGATAGTTCTTTTATTAGCATAGCTTGTCCTTTCATAAAAAGGTGGCAGGAGTGGCTGCCACCGGAGGTGTTATCGGCTACGATGTAGCGGTGTTGTGTTGTTGCTATGATGTTTCTTTTCAGCCTTACGTTCTTTTTCACGACGAATATCATCACGGATGGTCATGTAGTTGAGGTACAGACCAAAGAATAGGTAAATGCCAATAAGTGAGTAAAAGAAAATTGTTTCAAACATATTTAGTCCTCCGTTCTTAGTTCAAGAAATCATCATCGTCATCAGTCGCAAAGTCGTCTTCAGCACGAGTACGTCCACCAAGTGGCTCTCCATCACGGAGTTTTTGCAAGTTATTCAAACCACAGGCGATACCCTTGTTACCGTTAGAGTTGAAGGCATAGAAGGAAATAGACGCACGGCCATAGATACCTGAGTAGAGTTCAGAAGTATCTATAATCTCTTGTCGATTAGCGTCCACAACCCCAGGCTTATGTGGTGAGTTGGCATTGACGAAGTAGGCATTGCGATAAGCTTCATCATCAGGACGCTCTAAGTCTCCATCACGAAGTGGAGTTTTAAGGATAGAAAGTGCTGGGACAGATTTTCCATTACCTTTGAGTTTGGACTCGCCTTCCTTGTAGGCAAGCTCAATGGCTGCTTTGATTTTATCGACAGTTTCAATATCATCCTTTGGAATGATAAGAGAGACGCTGTACTTTGGCGTGCTTCCGTTGATGGACTTAGGTTCATTGGCATTCAAGTAGCTGAAGCGTGTGTTTTTACCAGTGATTACTTTTGTAGTTTGTACTTTAGTTGTCATACGTTTAATCCTCTTTAAATTCATTAGTAGCTAGGTTCAATTCTTGACGACTGTCGTCAAGAGGAACGAGTGTTGGTTTACCGCTTTGTTTTACAATCAGACCACCAAGCAGGTCGTTAAAGGTTTTCTTGCCAAGGAGTTTAGTCATGGCAGTGATAGTTAGGAGTTTCTTTTCGTAAGGATCAAAGCCAGCATCCATCACAGCTTGACTGACGGCAGCTTCGTCTGAAAACTTACGAACTGAGCGTCCCTCTACTAATTTGTAGCCTGGAATGGAGTGTCCCTCAGTAGCTTCTTTCAAAGCATAGGCTTTGACATCGTTTGCCCATGAAACCAGTAAGTCCAGTTTAGGCAAAATCTCTGCAATATCCTCATAGTCTAGAGTAGCAGGATCCGCAAACTCCATCTTGGCAAGTGCTAAATTATCCTCCGCACGTTTGCGACAGACATTCTTAATCTTGCAGAACTGGCAGTGTTTACCAGATTTCAGTTCTCCCTCGCCTTTAAAGGCAAGTTCAGCTTTAGGTGAGAGCTGGTCTTCCGCCCATTCAAGCAGTTCAGCCTTATCCATTTCAAAGGTAGAGATATTGTTCTTCCGTGGTTGAAAGATAGTCATGGTGACATTATCAAAATCATAGATTCCATCGAACATCTCAAGAGCACCTAGGGCATAGCACATCATTTGTGGGTTGTGGTCGGCATCGACCAGAATGCCCAAACCGTGCTTGTAGTCGATCACTTGAAGAAGTCCATCTGCCACAATCAGACAGTCGCCAGTACCGAACCCTTCAGGTACCCATTTGGAGAAGTCCAAACGTTGCTCGATAAGTACTGTTGGGTCATGAGAGTAGTCTTTAGCTTTCTCGACCTGTTCCATGACGTAGTTGCGATATTCCTCGGCACAATTTTGCATCTCTTCATTGTAGAAGGACAGATCCTCAGTTGGATCACGCGCCTTTCTGCCTAGTGCCTTCTCAACAAGGTAAGCACAGAGCTCGTGAGCGTCAGTTCCCTCAAGGGCAAATTCAGAAGTAACATCTGGCATGTCCTCGGTTAAGCGAACAGAAGGCGGACAGTTGAGCCAGCGATGGGATGCGGAAGCAGATAGGACAGCATGGTTAGTCATGGCCAATTCCTCCAGCTTCTTCAAGAACCGCTGCGTAGTGCTCAGTTGCTAAGGCTGATAGGGATTCTGCACCATATTTATTGAGAAGAGCACGAACTTCGTTCTTGTAGCCATCTTTGGCTTTTGTCGCAAGGACGGAACGAACGTCTTCGAGTTTGAGTTCCTTTTGTGGTTTATGTTTTGGTTCTTTTGAAGTTGTTGTAGTTTCTTCCTCAGTAGAGAGGATCTTCTTGAACTCATCTACTAAGCGAAGATAGTATTTGGCTGTGCCTTCCATTTCATTAATCAGTTCATTCAGTTGTTTCATTTTGCTCATGTTGTCTTTCCTCCGTAATTTTCCGAGCGAGTAGTTTTGAGATAACGCTGATGGCTATGAGGGTATCAGCCACATCATCATCAGGTTCGATGTATGGTTCGTTTGCCATATTGGGTCCTCCTATCTTACTAAGTAAGGTTTTGAGTGGATTTTCCACTTTGGAAGAGATTTTTTTATTTTTTATCTCTTACACCATACTAAGTAGGGTTGAGATAAATTTTTCCGCCTGATAAGAAAAAATTTGCTCATCAAAAAAAGTTTCCTGTGCATTTAATAGGAAACTTTTATTTTTTTAGAAAAAATTTTCTGTTAGTGCGGAAAATCCTGTCGGATTCTTACTTAGTAAGTTAGGAAGAGTAATTCCTAATTCAACAACGAAAGATGGAGGCATGATGCATGCAATTTACCTTATCTCATTCAGGGCAATCTGGTGTTCAAACAACAACGGTCTACCCGCACCAAGTGACAATCACGGATGAAACTAGTCTAAAACGTATTGCTCAGTACGACCATGTGGCAGGATTGTTTTCCAATAACACTCGATCGAACGCTAATTTCCTTAAGTCAGATGTATTAGTCATGGATATTGATAATGACCATACAGAAAATCATGATGATTGGATTACAGAGGAATACCTAAAAATACTGTTTTCGGATTACCATTTTGCTTTGGTTACAAGTCGAAACCACATGGTTCAAAAAGGCAGTAAGGTAGCAAGACCTAAATTCCATATTTATTTCCAGATCAATGAAGTCAGTGATAAAGATGCCTATGCCTTTCTAAAAGAAGAGATGACGAATCGGTATAACTTCTTTGATACGAACGCCAAAGATGCAGCACGTTTCTTTTTTGGTAATCCCAATGCACAAGTTTTATGGAATGACTCATGGCTAACTATAGATGCTGATTTATTGGATTCATCATTTGATGATGAAGAAGATTTCGATGCAGATTTCTATCAACCACCAACAGGACCAATCACAGAAGGTAGTCGGAACTCAACCATGTCGGTTTTTGCGGCGAAAATCCTTAAGCGATTAGGTGTAACAAAAGAAGCACGAGACGGCTTTGATGAACAAGCTCTCAAATGTGTTCCCCCTCTTGAGAAAGCAGAGCTTGATACCATTTGGGGCAGTGCTGTTCGCTTCTATAACAAAACCATCAAAAACTCAAAAGATTATAAATCTCCAGAAGAGTTTCAACGTGGGGAGATGCAACCAGATGATTATTCAGATATCGGAGAAGCAGGTCTTCTCGCTAGAGAGTTTGGTGACAAGATTGCCTTTACTAGGGAAACAGACTACCTCGCTTACGATGGTAAGCACTGGGTGGAAGATGAGCAGTTAGCCATGCGTCAAATTCATCAGTTCCTTGATATGCAGCTAGAAGTTGCAGTAACCAAGCTTAATAATGCCACTCAAAAACTGAAGCAATCTGGTATTCCTGAAATGCTAATCCAACAAGGTGGTAAAAAGCTAGAAAATGCGATTGAGACACCAATTCAACTGGTTGCTTATCAGGACTATAAGAAAGCATTCGAGTTTTATAAGTTTGTTATGAAATACCGTGACTATCGAAATTTATCAGCAATCGCCAAAATGGCCAAACATATGGTTCGCATGAGTGTGTCTGATTTAGATAAGAATGAACTCTTACTGAATACTCCAGAGGCGACTATTGATTTATCACAAGGCTTGTCTGGTATTAGGGAACATGATTCTGCTGATTACTTAACCAAAATGACCAATGCCTCTCCGAGTGATAAGGGAGATGGTCTGTGGCAGGAGACCCTTGCGACCTTCTTTTGTGATGATACAGATCTTATCAATTATGTTCAAGAGATTGTAGGCATGGCTGCTATTGGTAAAGTTTATCAAGAGCATATGATTATTGCCTACGGTAGCGGTGCAAACGGCAAGTCTACCTTTTGGAACACCATTGCAAGAGTTCTTGGAAACAAAAGGGAAAACACCAGTGGTTCAGCGACCGTAAGCAGACAACTATCTGGGAATACGACCGTCCTAAGTCTAGTAAAGACCACCCAACCATGAAGCCTATTCAGCTTATGGCTTATCCTATTCAAAACTCATCCATGCGAGGAACGCTTGTTTTTGATCCATTTCTTGGTTCAGGGTCAACCCTCATGGCAGCAGACCAGACTGGTCGAGTTTGTTATGGGATTGAGCTTGATGAAAAGTTTGTGGATGTCATTGTCAAACGCTACATGGAGTCAACTAGTAATAGAGATGTGTCGGTACTCCGAAACGGTGAGACTTTGAGCTATGACCAAGCCTTAGAAGTAATGGAGGAACACTCATGACCCTAACCTTTCTTGATTTCTTTGCAGGAGTGGGTGGCTTTCGTCGTGGGTTGGAGTTGGCAGGGATGACCTGTCTTGGCTACTGTGAAAAGGACAAGTTTGCACGAAAGTCCTACGAAGCAATGTATGATACAGAAGGAGAATGGTTTCATGACGACATCACAAGCATTGACCCCACACGACTTCCAAAAGCAGATTTATGGACTGCGGGAAGCCCTTGTCAAAATGTGTCTATCGCAGGAAAGCGAGCAGGCTTATACGGTGAGCGAAGTGGACTCTTTTTTACATTTGTTGACCTCCTCCAGAGCCAAAAAGAAGAAGATAAACCCGAGTGGGTACTCCTTGAAAATGTTAAGGGACTTCTATCAAGTGGCGGAGGACGAGATTATCTCGACTATCTCTCTATCCTGGACCAAGCAGGGTATGACCTCGAATGGCAAGTGTTCAACTCAAAAGATTACGGAGTTCCCCAAAACCGAGAACGCATCTATACTCTCGGACATCTTAGAAGCCGGGGTCGACGACAAGTATTACCTCTCAGCGGAGAAAGCGGTAGCCATCTTAAGCAACTTATAGGTGGTATGCAGAGCTACCGAGTCTACGACCCTAGTGGCATTGCCACAACCCTTGTTGGTGAGGGTGGAGGACTGGGAGCTAAGACAGGTCTTTATCTGATTGACCAGTCTTTGACTGAATCAAAGCTAACTGATGAAGCACGGTGTATCACCGCTCGCTACACGGCAGGTGCTACAAAGAGAACTGCCATGAACTCTGGTGTCCTTGAAGTCCAACCCATTCTAACACCAGACAGGGTAATAAAACGGCAAAATGGCAGACGGCTTAAGGAACAGGATGAGCCGATGTTTACTCTTACCTCTCAAGACCGACATGGTGTTCTTGAGGGTATCAAGGTCAGAAATGGCACAAAGCAGGGCTACCAAGTGGCAGAACTTGGAGATTCAGTTGATCTTTCCTATCCAGGCTCACAAACGAGACGAGCTAAGGTTGGGAAAGGCATCGCCCACAATCTATCTTGTGGTGGACGGATGGGAGCTGTGGTTTGGAATGGTCGAGTCGTAAAAATCAGACGCTTGACTCCACGAGAGTGCTTCAGGCTCCAAGGCTTTTCAGATGACTTATTTGACAAAGCTCAGGCTGTCAACTCTGATGCCCAGCTCTACAAACAAGCTGGTAATGGCGTGACGGTAACGGTGGTTTATACTATTGGGAAGGCCATTTTATCTGCTTAGACTAGTAGCTAATCACTGGATATAAGGTGAACCTTACGGTAATATGCTGTTACCAAAAGACAAAGGAAGTCAAAACGATGACAAAAAATGAGTTCAACGAAATTATTGATAGCTGCTTTATTCACCTAACTGTAATGAAACAACATTACACTAAGCCGAGAAATTATTCACTAGATGTGATTGAATAAGGAAATCTTGACCAAATTAATGATTTATTGAATGATATTACAAATGGTATCGAACTTGGTGGGTTTAACGAACTGGAAGCCCGCTATATTTACGAAGACACCGAAGTGTTATGGGCCGAGGTATCTCAAACCTTTGTGAGATAAGGAGAAGCAAATGGATGATAAAACCCTTGAACGGTTAAGAAAAACATACCCAACTGGTACTCGAGTTCGTTTAGTGCATATGGACGCCCCTTACAGTGTTCCAATAGGTATGCTAGGAACAGTAGAAGATGTGGATGATATTGGATCGCTAATCGTTTCTTGGGACAATGGGCAGAGCTTAAACGTGTTGCATGGTATTGATAGGGTGGTTATTGTAGAACCAAATAGGCATGATTTTATAAGAAGTATTTATTGCTATTTAAGAGCTGGGCACAATGAATTTGTTTTTGATAGTGGTGATATTCCTGTACAGTTAACCCACGAAGAAGTCATCACTCTTATGACTAGTACGCATCCGCAAACTGAAATTGATATCTACATTGATGAATGTAATCATTTTAATCTTAAGCCGACAACTGTCTTGACGAAAGAAGAAATAGAAAAGGCAATACAAGAATAGACAAGGTTTCGCTAAGAAGCCTTTTTCTTGTGCCAAAAAGGGGGTGAGACCGTGGCAGTTAGAGGGCGAAAACCAAAGCCTACAAATTTGAAAATACTTGAAGGAAACCCTGGGAAACGACCTCTACCTACTAACGAGGTTAAACCCAAACAGAAAGCCCCACGTTGCCCACAGTGGCTCGAAGACGATGCCAAGAAGGAATGGAAGCGGATGGGCAAAATCCTCGAACAGATAGGGATATTAACGGAGATGGATATGACAGCCTTCGCAGGCTATTGCCAAGCCTATGCCCGTTGGAAGGAAGCCGAAGAGTTTCTCTCTAAACATGGGTCTATCATCAAGACTCCAAATGGTTATCTCCAACAAGTGCCACAGGTATCTATCAGCCAGACCAATCTGAAAATCATGCTTAAGTTCTGTGAGCAGTTTGGTCTGACACCATCAGCTCGTAATCGCTTGGCGACCATGGACGCAGAGGTTGGCACTGGTGATGAGATGGAGGATTTATTAGGAGGTGTTTTATGACCTATCACTACGAACCGAGTCCCTTTATGCTTCCGACTTCTCGTTACGACAAGGCAAAGGCAGATAGAGCAGTGACCTTTATTAATAACCTATCTCATACCAAGGGGAAGTGGGCTGGGAAGAAATTTGATTTGTTGCCGTGGCAGGAACAGATAGTTCGTGACCTCTTTGGGATTGTTAAGGAAGATGGCAATCGTCAATTTCTGACAGCCTATATCGAGATTCCAAAGAAAAACGGAAAGTCTGAACTGGCCGCTGCTATTGCTCTTTACCTTCTTTATGCAGATAATGAAGCCAGTGCGGAAGTTTATGGTGCAGCATGCGACCGTAATCAAGCCTCGATTGTTTTTGATGTCGCAAAACAGATGGTTCAGATGAGTCGTCCGCTAGAGAAACGTTCCAAGATTATGGCAGCAACCAAGCGGATAGTGAATTATTCCAATGCTGGATTTTACCAAGTCCTCTCAGCTGAGACAGGAACCAAACACGGACTCAACGTGTCAGGTCTTGTCTTTGATGAAATCCATGCCCAACCCAATCGCCATCTCTATGATGTTTTAACCAAGGGTTCTGGTGATGCCAGGGAACAACCCCTCTTTTTCATCATCACAACAGCTGGAACGGTTAAAAACTCCATCTGTTATGAACTCCACACCAAGGCACTTGACATTCTTAAAGGTCGAAAGAAGGACACGTCCTTTTATCCAGTGGTTTATGGATTGTCTGATGAAGATGATTGGAATGACGAAGCCAACTGGCTAAAAGCCAATCCCTCACTTGGTCATACCATTGGGATTGACCGTGTTCGTGAAGCCTACCAACAGGCTCTTGATAACCCAGCTGAAGAGAATGTCTTTAAGCAACTCCGTCTCAACATGTGGACGAGTTCCCATGTGGCTTGGATTCCTGAACATGTCTATGCGAAAGGCAATGCCCCCATCGACTATGAAGCTCTAAAAGGTCGTGACTGTTACGCAGGGCTTGACTTATCGAGCACCTCAGATATCACCGCCTTTGTCTTAGTCTTTCCGCCACGACATAGCGAGGAGAACTACATCATCCTGCCTTTCTTTTGGTTACCAGAAGATACCTTGGAATTGAGGTGTCGTCGTGACCACGTCCTTTATGATGTTTGGAAAAGGCAGGGTTACATCAAGACAACGGAAGGGAATGTTGTTCACTATGGATTCATTGAAGCCTTTATCGAACAACTCTCTGAAACCTACCACATCAAAGAGATTGCTTATGACCGTTGGAATGCGACGCAGATGGTTCAGAACCTTGAAGGCATAGGCTTAACCATGGTGCCCTTTGGACAAGGCTATAAGGATATGAGTCCACCGTCCAAGGAACTCTACAAGCTCATGATGGAAGGGAAAATCCAACACGGTGGTCATCCTGTTCTAAAATGGATGGGACAAAACGTGGTCATGCGACAAGATCCTGCTGGCAACATCAAGCCAGACAAAGAAAAATCCGTTGAGAAGATTGACGGTATTGTGGCTCTTATCATGGGACTTGACCGTTGCATTCGCCACCAGGATGATGAAACGAGTGTCTATGATGAGCGAGGACTTTTGAGTTTTTAGGATAAAAACAACCTAAATAGGTTGAATGTATCCTAAAAAGTGATAAAATAGAGTAAAGGAGGAAATAGCTATGCAAATTAATATTGAAAACTTAGTCTCTATTTCTGAAGCGAATCAAAACTTCTCTAAAGTAGCCCGCATGGTCGATGCTAACGGTACTGCAGTCATTTTGAAAAATAACACACCAAAGTACGTTTTAGTAGATTACCAAAGTCTGATTAAAGAGGAGCAAGATACACCAGTAGTTGTTGAACAAACAACATTGGATGAGGTTGCGACTTCAGTATTATCACGTCATCTTGATGCATTTAAGGAATTGGCCAAATGAGAATACTAACTGTTGAGCAAGTTATTGAACTGCACAGTAGGTTAATTCAAGCTACTGGCGGTTTAGATGGCGTCAGAGATGCTGGTCTAGTAGAATCATCTTTATCTTCAGCTTTTAGTTCTTATTTTGGTATTGAAAAATATCCAAGTATAGAAGAAAAAGCTGCTAGACTTTGTTATTCATTGGTTAATAATCATGCCTTCCTTGATGGTAACAAGCGTATTGGAGTTTATGTCATGATTATTTTCCTCGAATTAAATGGTATCGTTTTAAATCAGACTGATGAAGAAATTGTTAAGCTAGGTCTTGGGGTTGCTGCGTCAGAATTAGATTATAACGCAATCTTGGAGTATATCAGGAACCATTAATTAATAGTTAAGCGAGGTGAATAGAATGACTCACAGTATTTTGTCTCTAGAGGTTGAAAATGAGTTACTATCAAGCGTTCGTGAAGTTTGTACTGAATCTGATTTGAAACTAGAGGAACTTGTTAAAGACTATTTAGGATTTTTGGCAGGTTTAAATGCTTCAGCAATTGAGCAGGTTAGTGCATTACCTAATGAAAATGAAAAAGCCGAATGGCTTGCCAAATACTATTTCGATGCTCGAATTAATCAATTACAATTTGAAGCACTGAAAAAGGAAGTATTACTTGGACATGACAAAATCAAAGAAAGTAAAGTAACACGTCTTGAAGATGTCAGACATGAATTTGATTGATGTATAATTAGACTGAAAGCACTTCAAAATGATGTGCTTTTTTCGTACCCAAAAATAAGGAGGTCAAATGGGTATTTTAGATTGGATTGGATCGAAGCGCTCAAGAGATAAGCCACATAATAGTTATGAGGGACAGGATTTTTCCTATCTCTTTGGACGGACGACCAGTGGTGAAACCGTAGATGAGTTTAAGGCTATGCAGACGACGGCCGTTTATGCTTGTGTGCGTATCCTTGCTGAAGCAGTAGCGTCACTTCCTATTCACGTCTATGAACGGACAGAAACTGGGAAGGAGAAAAAGCTGGACCACCCACTGTACTTTCTTCTTCATGATGAGCCAAATCCAGAAATGTCATCCTTTATTTTTCGAGAAACCATGATGAGTCATTTGTTAATATGGGGAAATGCATATGTGCAGATTATCAGAGATAAGGGTGGACGAGTGATTAGTCTCTATCCACTCTTGCCTGATAAGATGTCTGTCCATCGTGATGATAGTGGGAGACTTTACTACAAATACCAGCGCCAGACAGAAGAAAACCCTAATTTCAATGATAAGGGAACTGTCTTATTGAAGCAGGAAGATATTCTTCATGTGCCTGGTCTTGGGTTTGATGGCTTGATTGGTTACTCACCAATTGCGATGGCTAAAAATGCGATTGGGATGACCCTAGCTACCGAAAACTATGGGGCATCTTTCTTTAAAAATGGCGCTAACCCAGGTGGTGTTTTGGAGCACCCAGGTATCCTTAAAGACCCTAAACGAGTGAGGGATTCTTGGAATGCCGTTTACAATGGGGTCACAAATGCCCATAAAGTGGCTGTACTCGAAGAAGGCATGAAGTATACTCAAGTGGGAATCCCCCCTGAAGAAGCCCAATTTTTACAAACACGGAAGTTTCAGATTAACGAAATTGCACGACTTTACCGTATCCCACCACACATGGTTGGTGATTTGGAGAAGTCGTCTTTTTCAAATATCGAACAACAGTCACTTGAATTTGTCAAATATACCTTAGACCCTTGGGTAGTTCGTTTAGAACAAGCTTTCAAGAGGTCTCTTTTTTTACCCGAAGAAAAAAACAATACTTTGTTAAATTCAATGTGGATGGTCTACTTCGTGGGGATTACCAAAGTCGAATGAATGGCTATGCCATCGCAAGACAAAACGGTTGGCTGTCAACTAATGACATCCGTGAATTGGAAGATTTGAACTTGTTGTCAGATGAAGAAGGTGGAAACCTCTACTTGATTAACGGCAATATGACCAAACTAGAAGATGCTGGTGGCTTTATGAAACAACCTACGGAAACTGAGCCAACTGAAAACGCAACAGAGGAGGAAGTAGATGCGTAAATTTTGGAATTTTACAGACGAAGGTGGCGTCCGTACCCTTAGGATTGAAGGACAGATTGCGGACGAGACTTGGTTTGGGGATGAAGTCACCCCACAGCAATTTAAGAACGACTTGATTTCTGGAACAGGCGATATCACCCTATGGATCAATAGTCCAGGGGGTGATGTTTTTGCGGCCGCTCAAATCTATAACATGCTTATGGATTATCAGGGAGATGTCCATGTCATCATTGATGGTCTAGCTGCGAGTGCTGCCAGTGTCATTGCCATGGCAGGGACAACAGTTTCCATGAGTCCAGTTGCCATGATGATGATTCATAATCCTTGGACGTTCGCGCAAGGTGAAGCGAAAGATATGGCCAAGGTCATTGAGATGCTTGGCGAAATTAAGGAGTCCATTATCAATGCCTATGAGCTTAGAACTGGACTTTCCAGAACCAAGATTTCTCATCTTATGGATTCGGAATCTTGGTTCAATGCCAAGAAAGCTGTGGAGCTTGGTTTTGCGGATAAGGTGCTCTTTGAGAAAGAGGAGACACCTGAGCAGGATGATCAAAATAGCTACACCTTTAGTAGAGTGACTGCTGCTCATGATTTGGTGGTGAAACTGCAAGCGAGCCTTCAACCACCCAAACCACAGAAATCAATCCCCATCAATCAGTTGGAAAAACGATTGAACCTATTGAAATAAAAGGAGAATACCTATGTCTAAACTACTTGAATTGAAAGAAAAACGTAACGCTGCTTGGGCTCAAGCGAAAGCCTTTCTGGATACTGTTCGCTCTGAAGACGGCTTGGTATCAGATGAAGATTCCAAACGCTATGAAGAGATGGAAGCAAAAATCGAGCTCTACAATAAAGAAATTGCTCGCTTGGAGCGCCAAGAAAAGATTGACCTTGAACTAGCGCAACCGAACTCACATGCTCTAACGACGCAGCCAACAGTCATTGTCGATAACCAAAAAGAAGATGAAAAGAAAGGTGTGGCATCAGGCATCTACACCCAAACTTTCTGGACCAGTATCCGTAAGCGACACTTCTATGACGTGAAGGATGTTCTTCGTGTCGGTGAAGATACAGAAGGCGGACATCTTGTCCCTGATGAGTACGAAAAGAAATTGGTTCAAGGTCTTCAGGAAGAAAACTTTTTCCGTAGTCTCGCGACTGTTATTAAAACCTCTAGTGGTGAGCGTAAAATTCCAGTTGTAACTGGTCACGGTTCAGCCTCTTGGATGGACGAGAATGGACTCTATCCAGAGACGGATGAGACTTTTGGTCAAGTGACGCTTGATTCGCATAAGATTGGGACAGCAATCCGTATCTCTGAAGAATTGCTCAATGACTCTGTCTTTGACCTTGAGTCTTATATGACTTCTGAGTTCGCACGTCGTATTGGTACAGAAGAAGAAAAATCTTTCTTGGTAGGTGATGGTTCTAAAAAACCAACTGGTATCTTTACGCAAGCAGACGTAGAAGGACCAACGACCACAACCAAAGACATCACCTTTGATGACATGATTGAGCTTTATCACTCACTTCCAGCTCCTTACCGTAAGAATGCGGTCTGGATTTTACATGACACTACGGTAAAAGCTATCCGCAAGCTTAAGGACAATAATGGCAATTACATCTGGCAACCGTCTACACAGGCAGGTCAACCTGATTTGATTCTAAACCGTCCTTACTACACGTCAACCTTTGCGCCACTTCCAGAAGCAGGAAACAAAGCTATTGCTTTTGGTGATTTCTCTTACTACTGGATTGCGGACCGTCAAGGGCGTACCTTCAAACGTCTCAATGAGCTTTACGCTAACAATGGTCAGATTGGTTTTCTTGCCAGCCAGCGTGTGGATGGGAAACTCGTTCTACCAGAAGCGGTGAAGACTTTGACCATCAAAGGTAAAACGGCATGATGACGTTAGAAGAAGTCAAGCTTTATCTGAAGGTGGAAAATGACGAGGAGGATTTTCTTATCCAGCAGTTAATGGCAACTAGCCAACAGCTCTGTGGAGATATTCTTCGTGAGGACTCCACTTCAGAAGTTCTAAAGACGGCAATCCTCTATGGGGTTGCCTATCTTTATGAACACCGTGAAGAAGCCAATCACAAAGAGTTAAAGGAAACTCTCTACCATTTGCTTTTAGCTGACAGGAAGGATGTGTTCTGATGAAGATTGCGCCTCTAAGAGAACAGCTGGTCTTTCAAGAAAAGCGACTCAAGCAGGACGATATCGGGAACGAGTCAGCCATTTGGGATGACCTTTTTATGCGTTGGTGTTCTTGTCGTCCTCTTGCTTTAACAGAGAGTGATGGGAGTGCTACCAAGCTCATTCACAACAAGGTACAGTTTACGCTTCGATATGACAAGAAGGTTCTTGCCCTTAATTCTTTAACGACTCGGATTTACTTCCGTGACCAGTTTTACGCTATCGAGTCCATTGATGGTGATACTGTGGCCCGAAGCTTGATTTACATCGTTGCGACTAAGGAGGAGCTTTATGACTAAGATTGGACTTGATGATTTAACTTCTGTCATCGAAAAGGAGCTAACGACTTATGCCAAAGAGACCATAGAGACCATGCGTGAGGTGGTTGAGGAAGTGACAGACGATGCCGTTGATACCTTAACCGTTACTTCCCCAAAACGTCGTGGGAAGTATGCCAAGGGCTGGAAAAGCAAGGCAACCACTGACACCAATACCGCTCTGACGAAAACCATTCACAACCGAACACCAGGACTGACGCACCTCCTTGAATATGGGCATGCTAAACAAAATGGTGGTCGGGTTGAAGGGCGAAAGCACATCGCTCCTGTCGAGAAAAAGGCGATTCAGTCGTTTGAAGACAAATTGCGACAGAAACTGTGAGGTGGCTTATGAGATTTGAAGAGCTTTTTCCTGTTCTAAAAAAGACCAAACTCCCAGTAGCCTATCACCATTTTGAGGAAGGGCACAGTCCAAGTCCGCCTTTTATGGTTTATCTGGTTACGGATTCAGACAATCTTGGGGCAGACAACTGGGCTTATCACAAAGCTATCAACGTACAGATTGAGCTTTACACGACTAAGAAAGATTTAGCAACAGAAAAAACGGTGGAATCAGTCCTTGATGCCCACCGTCTTTATTTTGACAAGGTAGAGACTTACATCACTAGTGAGAAACTCTACCAAACCATTTATTCCATCACACTATTAGGAGGATAACCATGGCAGAAAAAAACAAGGTCACCTTTGGCCTACAAGATGTCCACTGGGCAGAAGTCACCAGTGAGGGAGCTGACGGGGCTTTGACTTATGGCACTGTCGAGCGACTTCGTGGTGCTGCAGAACTAACCCTTGAACCCACTGGAGACAAGGGGTCTTACAAGGCAGACAACATCAACTTTTACACGACTGAATCTAATGACGGCTATGAGGGAACACTGAAAGTTGCCCTCTTATCACAGGAGTTTCTGACTCGTGTTCTAGGTGAGAAATTGGATGCGACCACCAATACCATTTCAGAGATTGCCAGTAGCAAGAAAAAGAACTTCGCTCTCATGTTCCGATTTGAAGGGGACAAAAAAGAGACGCTTCATGTGCTTTATTACTGTTATGCGTCTCGCCCAACTGTTGGCTCAAAAACCAAGTCTGGGTCTGATATCAATGAGGTAGAGTTGACCTTTACGGCAAGCCCACGACCACTTGATAAGGTGGTGAGACGCAGAACAACGGAAGAAACCAGTGATGAGATTCGTGAGAACTGGTTTAAGTCGGTCTTTGAACCAGCTGCTTAAAGGAGGAGAACATGCGACAAAATATCACGATTAGTGGAAAAACATATCCCCTGGCCACTAACGCCTATACACCGATTGCTTATAAAGAGCAATTCGGAAAAGATTATTTCCAAGACCTCTTTAACATGTTGAGTGCGGAATCCATCATGGCTCAGCTTGAGCAATTGGAAGAAGGGGAAGAGTTAAAGGCTAGTCAGATTGACTTGTCTATTTTATCTGACTTCGACATGACCTTTTTCCACCGTCTCTTTTGGGTCTTTGCCAAGTCAGCCAATCCTCGAATCAAGCCCTTCGAGGATTTCTTTATGTCGATGGAGGAATTCCCTCTTCAGGAAGTTGGCCCCGTCTTAATGTCCATGCTTAACCAAGGGATGACAACCAGAAAAAAGCAGAAACTTCCGAAACAGCGAGCGAGGAAGTCTTCACGGTAGAAAGCTACCTCTCTTGTTGTAAGGAGACTGGCCTTTCCATTGACGATTTAAAGCATATCACAATTGGCATGGCACTTGACTATCAGACGGATTATGTGGAGCTAAGAAGTCGAGATGAGACTGGAGTTCGCAGAGCAACCCAAGCAGACCTTGACAATTTTTGATAGGAACTGAACACGGGCTAAAAGCTGTGTAAAAAAGAGAGATGGACTTTAGTGCAAGCACCATTCTTCCATCTCCTATTTTTACTTTGCTTTTGACGCCCTTAGTATCTTGATGGAGGGAGGTGTGACGATGGCAGGAAACATTAAGGGGATTACCATTGAGATTGGTGGCGATACCCAGCCCTTACAAACTGCCTTAAAGGGTTTGAATAAACAGGCTTCTGAAGCCACCAAAGAACTGCGTCAGATTGACAAGGCACTCAAGTTTGACACTGGCAATGTCACTCTTTTGACCCAGAAGCAGGAAGTCTTAGCCAAACAAGTTGAGACGACTAAAGAGAAACTCGCCACGCTTCGTCAAGCTCAAGCCCAAGTCGAGGCTCAGTTCAAGGCCGGTAACATCGGTGCAGACCAATACCGTGCCTTCCAACGTGAGGTGGAGAGTACTCAAACAGTCTTAAAGGGCTATGAATCAAAGCTAGAAAGTGTTAACAGAGCTCTCTCAGAAAACGGAGCGCAGGTTGAAACCAATCAGTCCAAACTTAATCGTCTCCAAAATGAGCAGGCACAGTTGGTGTCAGAAAGTGAAAAACTCCAAAGTTCCTTTAAGCTACAAGAATCAGCATTAGCAACTACCGCAAGTGAGGCCGATAAGTTAGCACTTGCTCAACAAAAGGTTGCTTCTCATTCAGAAATCCTTGAGAAACAGATACATAATCTGGAACAACAGCTCTCTTTGACGAAGAGTGAATATGGGGAGAATTCAGTTGAAGCTAACAAGCTTGAGAAAACACTTAATGAGACCAAGACAGCTTACAACAATCTCCAAAATGAGATGGAGGAGTTGGCATCTAGCTCTGCGAGTTCCAAAGCTTCTTTGGAAGAAACAAATAGTCTCTTAAAGGCTGATCTTCTCATGGAGTTTGGTGACCAACTGGGAGAGTTGTCGCAGAAGTTGATTGACTTCGGTCAACAATCGCTTGACGCATTTCTTGAAGTTGATGAGGGCATGGATATCATTGTCACGAAAACTGGGGCAACTGGTTCTGCCCTTGAAGAGATGACAGACATCGCCAAAACCCTAGCCACTGAACTGCCAACAGATTTTAATACGGCAGGAAGTGCCGTAGGGGAGTTAAATACGCAATTTGGGTTAACAGGAGATGCCCTTAAATCAGCCTCTACCCAGTTAATTCAATTCTCAGAGATCAATGGGAGTGATGTGACGAGTTCAGCCATTTCAGCCAAACAAGCGATTGAGGCCTATGGACTTGAAGCGACTGATTTATCAAGTGTCTTAGACACGGTTACTTATACCAGTCAGTCAACTGGTGTCGGTGTCCAAGAGTTGATGGACAAGGCAGTAGCTGGAGCACCACAAATTAAAGCCCTTGGCCTTTCTTTTGATGAGGGCGTCACCTTGATGGGGCAGTTTGAAAAAGCAGGGATTGATTCTTCTGCAGCACTTTCGTCACTCTCAAAGGCAGCTGTTAAGTATGCGGGTGATGGGTTAACGCTTCAAGAAGGACTTGCTGGAACCATTGAACAAATTAAAACCTCAACGAGTGAAACAGAGGCTCTTTCTCTAGCCTCAGAAATCTTTGGTAGTAAAGCAGCTCCACGTATGGTTGATGCCATCAAGCGTGGGGCTTTATCTTTTGAAGATTTAGCAGGAACAGCTGATAAAGCAGCTGGGATTGTCACTCAGACCTATGAGGGGACGCTTGATCCTATTGATCAGTTTACAACTGCTCAAAACACGGCGAAGTTAGCGATGGCTGAAATGGGAGACGCTATTGCTGCAACCCTAGCTCCTATCTTGGAAATATTAGCGAGTTTACTTCAAGCTGTTGCCACATGGTTCTCTGGTCTTTCAGAGCCAGTCAAGCAGTTTATTGTCATTGTCGGAAGTTTGGTTGCAGCCCTTGGCTTAGTCCTCCCGATTTTCATTGCCCTGCAAGCAGCTGCTATGGCAATGGGAACTACCATCATGGGGATGATAACTGCAGCAGCTCCAATTGTAGGGATTATTCTTGGTGTTATTGCCGTTGTTGCCTTACTGGTTGTTGGGATTCAACAACTCTGGCAACATCACGAAGGGTTTAGAACAGCTGTGACAGAAATCTGGAACGCCATCTATGCCTTTTTATCTGTCATTATCCAACAGATATCAAGCTTTGTCATGTCGATATGGGGAACCTTGACTACTTGGTGGACAGAGAACCAACAGCTAATTCTTAATGCCGCAAACACTGTGTGGACAGCTATTTCAACAGTCATTCAAACCATCATGACCATTCTTGGACCTTACCTTCAAGCCAGTTGGGAGAATATCAAACTGATTATCACGACAGCTTGGGACATCATTAAAGTGGTCGTTGAAACAGCTATCAATGTTGTCTTAGGTATTATCAAGGCAGTTATGCAGATTATCACGGGTGATTGGTCAGGTGCCTGGGAAACCATCAAGCAGGTCGTCTCTACAGTTTGGGAAGCCATCAAGTCACTGATTTCGATTGTTCTAAGTGCCATTGCTCAGTTCATTTCCAATTCCTGGAATGGCATTAAAGGCACCATGACAAACTTACTAAATAGTATCAAATCTGTCGTTAGTAATGTCTGGAATAGCATTAAGTCCACGATTAGTTCCATTCTATCTAGTATTGGCTCAACGGTATCTTCCGTTTGGAACGGAATGAAGGCTACTATCTCAGGTGTCCTAAGTGGTATTTCAAACACAGTGTCCTCTGTCTGGAATGGGGTCAAATCGACCATTACAAATGCCATCAATGGGGCAAAAAATGCGGTCTCTTCAGCCATCAATGCCATTAAGAATCTCTTTAACTTCAAGATTAAGTGGCCACATATTCCTCTTCCGCACTTTAGTGTGTCAGGTTCTGCCAATCCCCTTGATTGGTTAAAAGGTGGCTTACCTAAGATTTCCATTCAGTGGTACGCCAAGGGTGGGATTCTGACTAAACCAACGGCATTTGGTATGACAGGGAACAGCTTGATGGTTGGAGGAGAAGCAGGACGTGAAGCAGTTCTACCTCTTAATAACCAAACTCTTGGCAGTATCGGACGCAGCATCGCAGCCACCATGCCTAGCAAGGGAACAACCATAACGGTCAATATCACAGATGTTGTGATTCGTGAAGAAGTGGATATGAAAAAACTAGCCGATTATGTAGCTGGTCGATTAGCTGATGAAATGGCACGACAAGCCTTACTGAGAGGAGGAACAGTGTGATTAAACATAATGAATTAGTACTGAATGGAAAAGGCACCTCGTCTTTTCCTTTTAAAGTTCTTGTGGAAGATAGACCGAGTATTCAAGTGCCACGGTCTAAAACGCAACTCCTAGACCATCGTGGGTTGAGTGGGGCGATTGTTCAAACCAATAAGCATCGTGAAGTGATTGAGAAATCTTACCGCTTGTATCTGATTGGTGCGAGTGAGAAAGAGGTCAATGAGTTCTCGGCTTATCTCATGCAGGAAGGATTTTGGCTAGAAAGCGAACGCCTTAAGCTCACTAGGCTCTGGTGTTACCGAACGGATAGCTTTGACATCAAACAGGATGACCATGATGTGTATGTGATTGATGTGACCTTTATCTGTCACCCCACTCGCTTTTTTAAGAGTGGGGATAGGCAAGTTTTGAGTGCCAATGGTGTGTTAAAAACACAAGGCTCTGCCCTTGCCTTTCCTAGCATTACCATAACTGGTCAATCCGTATCAGAGACTTCGTTTACAGTAGGTGACCAGGTGATACGGATTGAGAAATTTACAGAGCCTCTTGTTATGGTGAATCACCCAGACCGTCCTAGTTTTAAGACCCTATCAGGGAAAGCTGTCAAGTGGTCTGGGGACTTCATCACGATTGATGCTAGTCATCCAACACAATCTGTCGGAGTGATTTTAGGCAGTGGGATCTTATCGCTTACTTTTGAAACGAATTGGGGGTGGGTGTGATGCTTTACTTACTTGATGGTCAAACAAGGACAGCGAAGTGGAACGGCCAGCCCCTCTTTGAAGCAGTAAGTGCGACGGTAGAAGAAAAGTTGAATGGCACCTTTCAGCTTCGCTTAACTTATCCCATTACAGATTCAGGTGTTCATGAAACCCTTAGAACAGATGAATTGATTTTGTGTCCAACTCCAGATTTAGGAAAACAGCTCTTTCGTGTTAAGCAGGCAAAAATTCAAGACGATACGGTAGAGCTTGAGTGCTCTCACATTTCTGATGATGTGATGAAACGTCAAATTAAGCCCTTTTCTGCGACTAATACCACCTGCCAATCAGCCCTTATGAGGATGGTTGAGGTTTGTCCATCTGATTTAGGACTTTTTAGCTTTGACAGTGATGTGACGGAGCGTCATACCTATGTGTCTGACGAAGACTTGACACTTTATCAAGCTCTAATGGATGGTAAACATTCCATCCTTGGAACCTGGGAAGGTGAGCTCGTTCGTGATAACTTTCAGCTGATAGTTAAGAAACACCGTGGCAACGATAAGGGAGTTATTCTCACAAGCCATCACAATCTGAAAGCTTTTGAGGATAAGGGTGATTCTGAGAAGGTCATTACGCGCATCTATGCGACCTCAACCTTTCAGATAGAAGGTAGTGATGAGGCTACCGTTCTTTCTGTCGTTGTGGAAAGTCCCCTCATTAACCAATACCCTTATATCTATGAAGCACGGTATGAGAATAACACGCTTCAGACAGAGGAAGAATTACGCCAATGGGTGATGGCTAAGTTCACACATGAGCACATCGATCACATCTCTAGACAGATAACCGTTGAAGCTTATCAGCTTGATGGTCAAGAAGTCCATCTTGGAGATACAGTCACTCTTAAAAGTCAAAAGCACAAGGTAGATGTTAAGAAAAAGGCAGTTGGTTATACCTTTGACGCTCTAGAAGAAGTGTATCTTTCGGTGACCTTTGATGATGAGGTTAGCTTTACAACCTCTGGATCATCTGGGCCCCATTCGCTAACCAGTGCGGCTAAGACCATTCTTGATGTCCATCAGTCGGTTACAGAACACCGTGCGTCTAAGGAGCGAGCTAATTTTAACAAGGTCTTTGATAGGCACTTTGAGCGTCTTCAAACAGAAGTTGAAGATGGTATCGCTAAGGCCGAAGCAGAAGGCGAGCGTTCTGGGAAGAAAGCTGCCCTTGATTATCTGGCAACGGATGCCCTTGAAGCACGAGTCGCAGCCCTTCAAAAAGCTACGATTGATGAGTTGACCGTCTCTAGTTCAGCATGGATGACAAGGCTTGTCTCCCAACAGATTCTATCAGAGTATGTGAAGAGTTTAGAGGTCGAGGCAGACAGGGTCGTTATTCCAGGTCAACATACCCCAGTCTTTAGTTTGGATAGGGATGGGAATCTTTCCATTGATACGCCACTCTTAAAGGTGAGAGGGGAAAGTATAGTGACACAAGCTGATCTTAAAACCATCTCTTTAACTCCTGGACCAAAGGGTGATGCTGGAGCAGATGGGGTCGGTATTCAATCAAGGGAGCAGTATTACTTAGTTTCTGCACAAAAGACTGGTCTTACGACAACAAGCACTGGTTGGAGTAAAACGATTCCTTCTCTAACTTCAACCCTTAAGTATTTGTGGAATTATGAAAAAACCACGTTCACCAATGGCTCAACGACAGTCACAACGCCTGTTGTCATCGGTGCTTATGGGGACAAGGGTGTGGATGGAAAGGCTGGTAAGGATGGAAAGACCCTATACACTTGGCGCATGTACGCAGATAGTGACAAGGGAGATGGGATTTCTGCCGTCTCAACGGGCAAACGTTACCTCGGACTAGCAGTTAATAGGGAGAGCGCAACGCCTTCAACCAATCCTAGTGACTATACCTGGTCGTCCTTTTTTGAAGGAACAGAACTCGGTGGGCGCAATTACATTGACGATTATGCCATGAAAGCGATGACTTTTTCATCTGTTACCTCTGAGTGGAAGAAGGAGGTAATTGAAGATACGAGTTCAGTTAGTGGCGTGACTGTGAAGATGACCTGTACCAAAGCAGGTACTGGCGGCTTTCATCGGAACTTCCATGATTTACGAAGTCGAGTTGGTGCTAACATGACGTTTAGTATTGATCTCAAGGCAAGCAAGACGGTTAGTCTTACCATCGGAAATGAACTGAGCGGTACTAAGGTTGTTCAAGTTAGTTCTAGCTGGCAGCGGTATTCGGTGTCTTGGAAAGTTACTAGTGCCCAGAATCATTCCTATGTCTTTTACCTGAAGTCAGGAACATGGGTGGTGGGAGATGTGGTTTATCTTCGAAATGTTCAACTAGAAGATGGCAACGTTGCTTCAGCTCCAGGACCATCTTTGAATGATCTTATCGCCCAGATTGATGCCAAGGCAGATAATGGCTTCATGAAGCAGCAATTAGACCTTCTAACTGAAAAAACAGAATCTCTCCGAGTGGATCTTGAAGCAAGAGCGTTGGCAAAAGAAGTGGCCGATTGGCTCAAGTCTTATAAAGAATTTGAGAAAAATAATGAAGCCGTCCTTGCGCAATTTAATCAAGACTTTATTGATAATACAGCTCGTATCGCAGCGATTGAAGCCGATCTTAAAGCCAACAGTCTCTTGCTTAACTTTGTGAATACTTATCTGAGAGCTGGTGATAATGGGGTCATTATTGGTAAGAAGGATAACTCTGAGGTTATCGAATTAACCCCACAAGGGATGATGATTAAGTCAGCTGGTAATGCCGTCATGACGGTGACAGCTGGTGTCATTAAGATTCATCATGGGGTATTTGTGGAGACCTTACAGGTTGGTTATTATCGACTAGAAGCCGCAAGGCATAATGCTAAGCATTTGGTTTGTCGTTTTATTGATGCCAAGTAGAAAGGAGACTTTATGGCAGATTATGGTTCAAATAATGATAGGGGCTATACCCTACTTTTGCGAGTGGAAGAAACAGGCACTTCGACCGCTAATAACACATCTACTGTTCGAGTCCAACTCTGGCTAAAGAATGGTTATACGACCTTTGGGATGTATGACTGTAGGGCAAGTGTGACTATCAATGGGCAGACACTTTCTTGGTCAGGGCGACCAGATATGTACACGGCTCATAGTTCCCTTCACTTGATTGATAAGACCATTACTGTGCCGCATGATTCTAATGGGTCAAAAACCATCAGTTTTTCTGCGACCTTCTCAGGATCTGGTGGTTGGTCACCTGGCACCTTAAATACAGGGTCACAAACGCTACGCTTAAGTGATATCCCACGGTCATCGAGTGCTACAGTTTCTGGGAATATGATGGGACAAGCCGTAACCATAACGATTAAACGTGCCAGTAGTGATTTTACCCATAACATGACCTGGCATTTTGGCAGTCTAAGCGGCACGATTGGAACAGGCA